TCATGTTAAAGCTGAAATAACAGCTACTAGAAAACGTATAATAGAACAGTCTACAATTAAAGTAGAAGAAGTATATACAGATCCATTAAAAACAGAAGCTCAAAAAGATTCTGATAATATTAATGATATGTATTCTACAAAAGGTATTTAAGAATTCTATAAATAGATCTGCAAATATCCTAACTGCAGTTAGGGTAATATGAAAGGCAATGGATATGGGAATTAACCTTCAGTCATTGACTATTAAAATAGATAGAGCCAGATGGGAGACTGTCTGGCTTGTTAATTGGTTACGACAAAAGTGGTAAACGTATTAAATTTATACCAGCTTAATATAAAGTTTTATTAAATAATATACAAAGCCAATTAAATTAATAGTACTTAACTAAGATTATGTCATGCATGGAGATGTTAAGCTAAGTTTATTCCAGGACATAATATGAAAAAAAAGCTATTTATAAATGTAGGGGTTAATGTTGGAATTGGCCACAGGCACAAAAGATTAATCCCTATTAAATTTTAGTCATCTTTACAATCCAAGATGTAGGAATATTAGTACGATCTCCATAAGTATAAGATCCATCTTCTTCAATATATGCTGCAAACAATTTAATAGAATGTTTGTCTTTAGAGAATAGCCATCCTTCGTTTACTGGATGTGCTAGTTTCATGTTAGTAAATTCTTTGTGCTCAGCCCAACCTGAATCACTTACACAGTCAACCCACTCAACTCTGTATTTGTCATAAGGTAATGTATGAGAATCCTTAGAAAAAGTAACTTTCTTTTTAGTGAAGCGTTTCTTTACCATCAGCAGCCCATATAAAAGTTGATCTATCGTTTTCTTCTAAAGCGTCCATAATGTTATCTGGAACATTGTGACCTTCTTCATCAAAAACTAATTGAAGATATGTACTGTAAATGATAGCTAGAGCCATTGCGTCTGCAGCTCTAATACACATATCAGGATTTTGACGTTTAATAAAATCGCCAATAGCTTCTGGTTTAACATTATCTAAAAATGTTTCAGAATAATTCTTCTTAGATTTTTTGGGAAACTTTAATAATTTATTCATATGTGCGTACTTCTAGTGAGGATATCTGTATTAATTATTTGGGTTGCAGTAGAAAATCAATGTTATTCTGTATCTTAGGTACAAGTTCATCATAAACTGTACGCCAAAGCATAGAATCATCATAAAAAAAGTTCTTATTCTTCCACATATCGTGGTAATGATTATAGAATTTAGAACATATATCAACAGCATCTATGTCTAATTTCTTCCAAAAATCTTTTTCACTCATACCATTTGTATGTAATAAATGATGATGAGGATAACAAAGAGGTACAGTAAATTGATCTCCAACTTTCTGTGAAAAACCTCTAGGCATAGCAAAAGTTATATGGTGAGCTTGAGACTGTGTGTTCTGACAAAGAATACATGGATTAGACGCTACCCATTTTAGGTACTCTTTGTCTTTGATTCTTTGTACCTTGTCCTCTGATAGTATTGTGCACTTTTTTATAGCCATAATATATTGCTAAACTAGATAGCCCTTCATGTACTTGGTTAGATGCTTTACGTTCTGACATACCTAAATGATATGCTATTTCAATTATACCAAAATTAAAATGACAAAACAACTTCATAATTACAGAAAGACGTTTTCCTATTTCATCATCAACATCTTTAACTGCTAATGCAGCACCAAGAGATGATGTAATAAAGTCTGTGTTACTGTTATCAATACGTTCTTTTAGAACATTACCAGTACCACCACCTTGAAGTTCACACATAAGACGATAACGAGAACCAGCTTCATATTCTTCTATAGATATAAGTTTACGATGAAACATATACATTAAACGAGATTCACGTATGTTTAACCATACTTTACGCTTGTCTAAAATAGTAGAAATAAGCTCTGGTTTTTCAATCTGACGCATAATTTATTTTATAATTTTCTAAAGCTTTATCAACGAAAGATTTAAATTTTTCGTTTTTATTGTATAAATTATATAATCTATAAACTCTATTTGGTTTACAATTATGCAAACGAGCAATAATGCTCTTACACCCGTACACTTGTGTAGGGTGCAATAGCCAGGATAGTAAAATACATAGATTATATATCTTGTATTCTCTGCTATTATTAACAGTTCTTTTACCTTTTAATATATCTAAAGATACATTATAAGATGAACTACAATACTTTTGAATATAACTAACCATAGGATAAACATGAACATTGAATATAGACATAGTGCTTCTAAAACTAATAGCTTTATTGATTCTCCACCTTATTGGATAATTAATAACTTGTATGATTTTAGTTCTGAAGCTAACGCCAGAATGATAATGGGCAGTACTGCTGAAGCTACAGCAGAACACGCTTTGCAAAACCAAATCACTGATGAAGAAGTTATCATAGATATTGCAAAAACCAAATACATAGAATTAAAAGGTGATGAGTCAGATGACGAATGCCTTTGGTCTGGTATAATTGCTAATCAGTTTGTTAAAGAACTACCTCAGTTTGGCAAAATTATTTCTTATCAAAAAGAAATTGTGTCGCCTGGCGAAAAATATGGCTTAAAATTTGATGTTAAAGGTGTTACTGACTTCGAATTTGATGATGTAATCATAGATACTAAAGCTACTGCTTACATAAAAAGACTAAAATCTGGTGCTATTGATAGCAGATGGTACCCAAAAGACGCTGATTTGCGTCAACAAGCTCTCTACAAAGACCTTTTCAATAAACCGACTGCATTGCTGTATTGTTCTTACAAAGACGTTTACAGCGTGGATATGGAGGGCAGAGAGGGTCATTTAGAGACCATTATACAAGCTATGAAACATATAGAACATATCTTGGATATTGCTAAAACAAAAGAGGACATAGTTAAAATGTTTCCATTAACTATGGATAACTTTAGATGGGGTAAATCAGATAATGAGCCATCTAGAATATTTGCAAAAAAGGTTTGGCAAGAAGCCTTTAAATAGGTTATAAGAACTAATGCAAAAGTTTGGAAAAATAATAAAACAAATAAATAGGAGAACAAACATGGAACACGAAACATTTGAATGCTCATTTAAAAAAGCATTTGAGAAAGAAGATGGTCAAGTTACTGTCTACATCACTAAAGATGATGGTACAGACATGACTGTATATGGTGAAGCTTTAGGCTCATCAAGATGGCCAAAGGGAGCAAGACTAAAAATTGATGCACAGCCAGTTAGAACAAGTAAAACTGGTAAGCAATATCAAACAGCATCTAGAATAGAATGTTTAAGTGAAGTATCAGATAATTCAGGATCAACTCCTGCAGTTAACGCTACATACTCTGCTAATACAGCAAACACTTCTTATTCAGTAAGAAATACTTCGGACCAATTTTCAGAGAAGTATAGATTAACTATGAGTAATCTTATTGGATCTTATATGTCAGGTGGCAAAGTACCAACTGATAGTGAGTTTCAACAAATAGATAACTTAGTTAGAAAAGTATTAGATGCAAAAGCTTCTAGTGTCGATGAGATACTAAAAGACGATGTACCATTTTAACAATTTCTTATCTCCCTCGAGTTAGAAAACTAGGCATTGCTACGGTATCAAGGTTGTTCACCGTAGTAGTGCCTTTTTAATTTAAGGACTTTATGAAAATAATATTTGTATTTATTTTTTTACTTAATGGACAAACAGAAAGAGTTCCAACTATTTTAGTTGAAGGACAAAAATGCCAAGACAAATTTATGGAAATAGTTACAACTAATAAAATTAAAAGTAGAGTATTGTATAAAAATCATATAGTCTGGGCACACTATTGCAAATCAATAAAAGGAGAATGGGTTCAATGATAACTGAAAAACGATTAGAAGATGCATTAAAATTTCTTTCAGATACAGATGAAAGTAACGCTGAATCAAATGCTAATGTAAAATATTTAGATAGATTATTAAAAAGAAAGAAAGCATTACACATTACAGGTAACTCAGAAGATAAAAGTATATCTGCTAAAGAACAATCTTTTTATGCATCTGATACTTACAACAATGCTGTTAAAGAATTGTTTGATGCAGAAGTTACAGCATCTACATTAGAAAACAAACGTGATAAAGAAGGTCTTATTATAGATCTATTTAGAACATTAGAAGCTAGTAGACGTAAAAATACTATATGATTTATAAGTTTAAAAGATGGGTTATACTTCCTGCTTTTGCAGAAGTTATTATTAAAGCTGACTCAGATGAAGAAGCTATTAAAATACATAATTCTTTAGATTCTAAAAGTTTAACTTGGGAACAAGCAGAAACTGTAGATCAACGTATGACATACGAAATTATTAATGAGCAACAATCAGATTAGGTTGTTTAGAGCTATTATAAATCAAGCTATACATGACGCTATGTATGATGGTGTATACAAGTATCATATTATAGATAAGCGTGAAGCTATACAGTGGCTTACTAGTGATTCTGTAGACTTTAGAACTATATGTTCTTATGCAGAAATAGATGCTTCTCAAGCTACTCGTAAATTTACTGAAGCTATGAAGTTAGATCTTTATGCTATGCGAAATGATCAAGAAAAAGTATTAAGTAAACCACGTAAAAAATATAAACATAAAGGAAAGTTTAGGTTAACATTCAATGACTAAAGTTTGGAACAAACAAATTAAAGGTAATCACTACCAAAAATATAAAATTCAACCAAGCAAATTTGTAGTAGAAAACAAACTTCTATTTCCAGAAGGATGTGCAATTAAGTATATTATTAGGCACCAGGACAAAGGTGGTAAAGATGATTTACTTAAAGCTATACACTTTATCGAAATGATAATAGAAAGAGACTATTGAGATAATGGATTCGATGAGTTTATTTTTAGTTCTTGCAATTGTACTTTCAGCAATTCTATTTCTTTTTCTAGAATAGATATATTTTTATCTAAATCTATTAATCCAAAACTATTAGTTTCTATACCAGTTAAATCTGGTGCAGTAGCATTAGACAGCTGTTCTATCTTTAATTCCATTGTAGCAAACTTAGAGTAAAATGTACCTGTAGAACCAATGAGTCCTAGTATTACCATAATTACACCAATGTTACTTTTTAATTTATCCATTCTTAAGCTCCTTAAGTTCTATTAATATTCTTTGTTTGTTTATGTTTAGTTCTTGTAATGTTCTATTCTTAATTCCTATAATATCGTTGTTCCTGTATTGTACTAAATCAAAGTTTTTATAAATAGATCTATTATCAAATATAGCTATTTGGTCTAAATATATATCTTTAGATTTATAGAACTCTGTATTGTTATACTCTACCAATGATACTGAATCTTTCTGCATAGCATCTAATTTAATAATGTTTTTAATGTTTAAATTTTTAGATGCGTCTTTAACTTGTGCGTCTACTTTAGTCATTATTACATCTAATTTTGTTTTACTTGTCTTAGTTTTTGTAGAGCTTACTTTACTTTTAACTTCTTCTTTAGAATCTTTCTTAACTACCTTTTTAGAATCATTCTTATCTGTATCTTTTTTTATTACTTCTTTCTTAGCATTATCTGATACCTGTTCAGTAACTTCTGTAGATACTTCTTTTTTGTATTCTTCAGTAATTTTATCAACAACTTTAGTTTCTGATTTAATTTCTTCTTTAGGTTTTTCATTATAAACTTTCTCTATTTTAGGTTCAGTTTTATATTGTTCTATAACCTTTGGTTCTTCCATTGGTTTAGGTTCAGTTTTAATTTCTACAAACTTAAATTCTTCTTTAACTATAAATTCTTTTTCTGGTTTAAATTCTTCCAACACATTTTTTATCTCATCTCTAATATCTTCATTTAAAACAAAAGGATCTGACTCGTATGTTACAGTGAGGGAAGGTTCTCTGAGATCGACCCCATAATGATTCTCTGTAGCATTTGATGAATCTGTAAAATCATATCGAACTGATAAATCATAGTCGGTTTGTAAATTTGAAAATACAGTATAAGTATCACTGCCAGTGACGTAATCACCACAGTTAAAACTGCCACAGCTACTACTATTATAATTCCTAATCTGTGTTGTTGTTTCACCATTTGCTCCTGTTATAGTTACTGTAGATTTAACACTAGAATCATATGTATTCCAATGCCAATATTCAAATTCATGATTAGTTGTATAACCATTTTGTATTTGTAATTCTGTTAAATTTGCGTCATTCTTTAAACTTATATTATCAGATTGGATATAAGTATCATGCTCAGAAGCAATGACATTAGAACCATGCCTACCATCGGCAGTTCCTGTCCAAGATCCATTATCAAAGTTTTTATCAAGTAAATTATTTGTTGTAATAACTTCACTTTTTATGGAAGTTGTATGGATTAATATAATCAGCAAACTTATTAACGCTGTGTATCGCATAACATCCTCCTATTACTATTGCTAATAGCCAAATCATTTACTATGTATTGGTTGAGTTTCTATAGTTTGTAATACTTCTATTTGAATAGACTTATCTATTACTTCTCTTTTTTCCATACGTTTAACATATGTTTTATAATCTGGTCTTTCAAAATCGTATTTATTCCAAATATCCATAGCATCTTTACCTATCTTGCCATCTATTGGACAAGGAGTTCCTGCATTAATCATTGCTTCAAAGACTCTTTCGTCCTGGCAAAGTAAAGCTACACTTCCAACTTTCATTCCAAAGTCATATAAAACTTTAGCTAACTTAATTCTTTCACAGTTCATATCTCTATTAGTTTTACCACCAGATACTCCAAAACCAAATGTCTGAACTCCAGCACTCATTCCAGTTGCACAAACGTCTTGTGATCCAGCTGAAAATGATGGTGAATTAGCAGTTGGTGGTGCTGATTTTATATTAGAATTTGATGTACTATTTGTAGTAGAGTTTGATGAACTTCCTGTTGCATAATTAGTAGTAGCAGTAGATGTATATCCACCTTCAATAGCAGTGTTTGATCCACTTACATTAGTTTGTGTAGAGTCTGCATAAGACACACTTATAGTTAGTAATAATATAATTAATATTCTCATTTTTTAAATGTTGGTTTGTTATTTTTATCCCAAAAAGGTAATTGAGCTCCTGAGCTCTGATAACATTTAGGACATAAGATTTTTTTATTTGGTAAAGTAATAAAGGACTGAGTATGTATAATTTCTTTATTACACCCTATGCAATATCCTTCAACTTTCTTCATTTTGACTTACGCATAATATCAGCACCTTTTAAACCATATATAGCACTTACAACACCTATGAAGATAGCTTGATACCAATATGGTAGCTGATTAAAATATTCAAAAAATAATGTTAATTTAGTATGAATCTCTGGATCGTCAGAAAAGATAGACCAAGCCAATAAACAGATAGGCATAGATATAAGAATAAGGACAAACTCATCCTTGTAACCTTGATCATTGCTCTCAATAATTTTCGCTTTATATTCAATATCTCCCCTTGCCATCTTCTCAGCATGAGTACGCTGAGCATCAGACATCAATCTTTTTGTTTGTTGTTTGTTTTGGTATAAATGACTAGCTGTTTTTATACCCATGGATAATAAATTAAACCACATCTTAATCTCCCTTATCTAAATATTATTGGGTTAGGCCCACCAAATAGAATTAACATTACATAGCCAACTACTAACCAGAAAGTAAACCAGTAATTCACTGAGGCTACCTTCCATATTAATATACCTTGTTAGAACCTGTTGGGAATCCGTCCCATGCTTTGTACATACCTTCTACTAACAGCTCATCATCGTATGGCTGCATACCATTTTCCATTTGTATAATTGCTTTAACTAATGGTAAATAATCTTCTATACTGTTATCTAATTTGTCTTGAGGATTTACGCCAAGTTTCTTGCAAACAAATACTATATAAGCATCTGTGTCATTCTCACTTGGTGGAGCCCATCTTTCAATGATGTCCTCTACTGTAAATCTTTTATGATGAAATCTATATACTAAAAGTATTCTAGTTAGAGCTCTAATGCCCCAAACAGACTCTTTAAATACACAAAAAACTGGATCAGATTGTTCATCTGCCAGTCCATCCCAATCAGTACCAAGCTTTATATTGCCTGGGTTTTTGTTTCTAATTCCTCTAGGTAATTTTTCTATTCCATCTGCCATTTTTATCTAAAACCATTGGGATTAATATTGGTAATCCATCAATGATAACTCCTGTTCCTATTACTGGTCTAGACTTTTGTAATTTATTATATTCAAAAGCTAAACTTTTCATATTAATTAAACATCCAACTTGCATACCCCAAAGTAGTTCATTTGGATTGCTCCAATAATCTATTTTGAATGAAGTGTGATAGTGTCCTTGGACAGTACACATTCCATATTGTTGTGCAACTTTAAGTACGTCTTTAAATTTACCATGACAGAAGTAAATATTTTGACCATTAGATGCTTTAATAATCAAATCATCGTGCCATGTCCAACCTTTACCAACTCCAAGCATATCATTATATGACTTAAAGATTTCATGAGGTAACCCATATCTAGTAGCTTTTCTAAAAACTAAACTACCATGATTAGAGTCCATAATATGTTGCTTAGGAAATAACTTCTCTAAATCTTGAAGGAATTTTCTAGCTACTACTAGCTCATGACTTGGTGAATATAAACCAGGATGTGAATCATGGAATGATATTGAGTGCCAATCCATTTCATCACCTATGTTAACTACACAGTCAGGTTTATACTTTAACTTAATAGCTTTTAAAAAGTCAAGAGTATCTATATGATGATATGGTGCGTGTTGATCACTTATAACAAGTATTGATTTGCGAAGCATATTAAAGTTTTTACAACTATTTAACTAATAAATCTAGTCAATAAGGTACAACTTTTTGTTACAAATTTTTTGTTAAAAGATATAAAAACTGTCCTAATAAACCTAATCCAATAGCTGATATAATGTATATAATTCTATCTACATCTTTCTGAATGTGAGCTAAATGATTGGTTTCTAGGATGTGCAGTTTTTGATCAATAAGATCAATCCTATTATGAACTTTTAGAAGTTCTTCTGTATTTTCTGTATGTCTACTCATTAGAATAATGTTTCGTAAGGAGACCTTACTAACCCTTTCGTTTTGTATTGTGTATATCTAGGCCCTTTATATCTAGGGTGACCTAATTGCCCTAATACAAAATCAACAGAAGTGTCTGCAGCTAAGTCTAAAGATAGACCTTCTTTAAGCAAACCTTGTTCTACTGAAGCTGATGCTTGTTGTAACCAAATAGGTAAAAATCTTTTACCCACATGACCACCAATTGCTAAACCTTTTTCAATAGCACTATCATCTTTTCTAGTCATATTTGGACTATACTTAGTAGTTAAATAATCTTTATTAGTTAAGACTTCTATAACTGTTCTAGGCAAAGAACCAATCTTTTTAAGACCAGTAGATTGTGGTGCTGTTATCCAATGAAAAGGTTCCATTAGTTGTTTAGAGAAAGTTAATACTTCACCATTCCCTAAGTCAATTCTTGTTGGATCTGTGTTTTCTAATATACTATGTCCTGAGAACATATAATTTAAAGCAGATCCTGCTACTGCATAAGTAAGTGCAGCTCTAGCAAAATAGTATTGATATAATCTTCTAGTTTGTGGATCACTTTCAAATCCTGGTAATGACTTAGCTATAATTCTTACATTAGATATTGTCCAGTCTGGAGCAAATAATAACAATTGCATATATCCTCTAGACCCTGGATTTAATGTAGTTTGAGCTAATTTTTTAATAAAATCATTCTCTATTCTTTGAGTAACTTGTGCCCAGTTTTGTCCACCATATGCATCATTAGTAAACTGTGCTGCTCTACGAGCTTTCTTATATATTTCTGCTTGAGTATCACCAGGTTTAATAGCGTTAGCACCTTTGTTTAAAGATGTAAGAAACGTATGTATTTTAGCAGAAGTAAATATTCTATCCCAAGTAATTCTATCAAAGAATTTAAATGTTTTTTCAATG